TGGAGGAATTGTTATGGGATTTTTCAGGAGAAAAGATATCAAGTGTGAAAACTTGATTGCCGAGAACATCAAGACCCATGCTGGAGGTGCTCCTGCAGTAGGTGCCATTACTGCTGCTGAGATGGGGGTGCTTGATGGCATCACCGCTACCGCCGCTGAGATCAATGCCGCCGCTGATCAGTCAGCCGTCGTTGGCACTATGGCGGCGTCTACCGTAATGGCAGCGTTACTTGGAGCGTACAACGTGACCACGTTCCGGACAGGTAATATCATCAAAACAACGATGTATATTGACCTCACTGGGGCGAAATCAACAACCACCGAGCTCGCTGTGATCGGCAACACCGGCGCCTGTCATATTGGCCAGGTGACCACAGCAGTTAACGGTGTGATTTTTGCGGGGCAGGTGAGTTGCGCAGAGGTGCCCACTACCGGCGCCGATGACATCGACCTGTACAGTTCCACCGCTGCTACCGGCGCCTACGATGCTGATGCAAGTGGTCTAGCAGGTGCAGCGGCGATAATGACCTCTGGCGGAGCGCACGCCATCGGTACGGTTAAGCCTTTCACTATCTTGCCTGCTGCCAACGCTTATCTGTACTTGGCAAACGGCGAAGCAGGCACTGTCGGCACCTACGATGCAGGTATTCTCATAATTGAGATGTGGGGCCTGGCAGCGTAAGCAGTCTGTTCGTTTCGACCATAGGGGAGGGGCGATCCCCCTCCCTTTTATCGAGCCGAGCAACTCAACAGGGAGAGAAAAATGTACATGAAGCGCATGTTGGAAATTGGATCCGCTACGAATGGCTTCGTCATCGAGTGTCGGGTGCCGATCAAGGCCAAGGACAAGAAAAAGGGCGAGTCTATCTGTTGCGAATACCCGGGCTCCAGCGAGAAGCAATACATTGCCAAGGACCTCGACGAGGTCGCTGCGCTGGTGGGCAAGCTCATGCCGCTGCTCGACGACAAGTTCACATCCGAAGAAGAGTTCGACGCTGCCTTTGAAAAGGCAGCTGAATAATAACCTGCAGGGGGAGACTGTACACCATGGCAAAGAAAATTGTAGGGCAAGTAAACGAAGAGTTCGACATTCTCGGGTTGAACGAGCCTGTGCCGCCGACCGATGACGAGGACGAAGCTCAGTCGGACGTAGCCGTCGCGGTTGAAGAGATCGACCCGGAGGACGACCGGGCGAACTGGCCGACCATCATGATCAACACCGAGGAAGGCAAGCCGAACTATGAGACGGTGATCGTCCACGGCACCAAGAAGAACGGGACTCCGTTTGGTCATGACCTGCAGATCATGCGAGGTGTGCCGGTCAAGGTGCCGCCTTCGGTCGTCTACGACTTGCAGGACGCCGTGGCTACGCATGTGATCGCTACCAAGGACCGGGATGGGAAGCAGATACTCGTGCGCCAGGATCGCCCGGGAGTGTCGTGGAACCTCATTGACAAAGGGAAGTACGTCAAATGACAAGAGCGGAGATGCTCGCGGAACTCCGCGATGTTCTCAATGCCTACGGATCTACGTTCGCCGCATGGTCGGATACTCGGTTGCTTGGGTATCTCGCTGAGGGTCAAGACAAGTTCTGCGAGGAGACTGGGTTCTTCATCGACAAGACTAACTACTCAGTCATTCTCGAAACCGGCACCCGCATCTACACTATTCCGGATCGGATTATCCAGATCCTCGAAGTCTGGGACGGAACCCGCAAGCTGGAGAAGTTGCTGACCGGCGAAGTATTCGACGGAACCATCGCCGCCGGTGATCCGGCAAAATGGACCACTGATCAGGAAACCGCTGACATTGAGTTTGACCGGGCTCCCACTTCCGATGAGGATGGAGACACCTTCACTCTTCGTGTCTGGCGGTACAGTCGCTACGCCTTGGATGTTGCTGGTAAGGAGCCTGAAATTCCCAGTCGCTTTCACCGGGCATGTATTGAGTGGGCCGCCTACAAGGCGCTCAACCATCACGATGCAGAAACACAGGACCCGGTCAAAGCCAAAGATCACAAGGACGCTTTCTACGATGAGTATGTGACGGATGGCATTGCGTTCTTCCGTCGGTACCACAATATCGAAACCAGGGTCGGCTGCGACCCGGCGTATCAGACATGATTCATGACCGCGGTGTGACATCGCTTCATCCCTGGGGCAAGGGCATGTGCAACCGGACTCCGGCGAACATGCTGCCGGAGGAGACCGTTGCCAACGCGGTGAATGTGGATTTTGGGCTCGGCAACCGCATTACCGGGCGTAAGGGCATGACCAAAGTCTATCCCGCAGTGGGGGCCAAGGATAGTTTCAGTTGCCCAGCTGGAGTATTTTTCATTGAAGGTCCTGACCTCAAGGTGTTCAACACGGACAACAGCGCCACGACGCTCTACACCGGAGTCACCGGGACGGAGTTCGCATTCGACTATCTGCTGGGAACTGTCTATTTCAGTGACGGCACAGTCAGTCTAAAGATCGTGGACGGAGCCGCGCTGCCCTGGGGGTTGCCTCGCCCGGGGGCGCCGGTTGTCTACAGCACTGCCGGGGCGTATGATGAGGGGACATACCTGGCCGCAGTATGCTGGGTAGACGCCGATGGGGTGGAGTCCGGAGCATCTGCGATTGTTTCTGCTGACTTGCCGGCCGATACCGGAGTGATTTTTGCTAACTTGCCACAGCCCACTACCGGCAATCCGACCTACCTGCGGCTGTACCTGAGCATGCCCAACGGCGACACGCTGTACCATGTTGCCGATGTCGCCCCGGGAACGGAGAATTACACCATTACCTCTGGTCGATACGACGATGGCCATGTATGCGAAAGTCTGTTCGTGTCTCCGGCGCCAGGGTTCAGGATCATCCGGCACTACGGCGGACGTATCTACGGCGCGGATGCAGATGGCTATGTGTTTCATACCGAGCCGTTTCAGTATGATCGGTTCCGCCTGAGTTCCAACTTCCTCATGTTCCCTGATCCGGTGGACATCATGGAGCCGGTCAAGTCCGGGATATTTTTCGCCCAGGGCGACACGACTGAGTTCTACGCCGGCGATGTCGAGGACGGATTCGACATTCGTGAGGTCGCAGCCTACGGCGGAGTGTACGGCACCGGCAAAGTCATGACCAAGACTGCGGAAGGAATAACCAAGGTCTGCTGGCAGTCGCAGAAAGGTACCGTGATTGGAACCGCAGACGGGCAGGTGCGTAATATCGTCGAGGACCTCATCGCCCCGGGGACCAGTGAGTCTGGTGCAGCGATTGTCCGGGAGCAGGACGGCATCCGCCAGTTCATTGTCAAGTTGAACGACCCAACAACTTCGCGCTTCGCCGCGCGAAGTTTCATCGAAGCTGAAATCGTCCGGAAAGGAGCGTAGCCATGATCATCCAGCCGTACAAGATAGGGTTTGAGTACCTGTTCCAGGCCTTTGACAAGGCCGGGAAGTTGAAATGGGAAGAGCGGTTGCGCAACCTGATTCCGACCGCCGGCCTGAACTACATTGTCAGCGCCGCAATGGCGGGCGGTAGTCAGTATTCAACATGGTACCTCGGGCTGTCTGAGACAGCCTACGCCCCGGTCGCCGGGGAAACCATGACCACGATCATGACCAACGCGCCGGAATGTACTGCCTACGCAGGCGGGGCGCGGAAGACCTTGTCTGCCGGAGCCGTCGCCGCCGGCCTGTATTCCAATACCGCCTCCCCAGCTGAGTTTGTTTTTTCCGGGTCTGCCACGATCCGAGTGGGGTTCATGTCCACCGTGGCCACGCATAGCAGCACTTCCGGACTACTGATCTCGGCAGTGCAGTTCCCATCGCCTAAAGTCATGGCCACTGGTGAGACTCTGAAGGTCACCGCCGGTGTCCAATTAACCGCTGCATAGGAGCACGTCATGAGCATAGCAGACGCCACTGAAACATTGTTGCTGAACTGGTTGTTCAATCAGGGGAGCCCGACCAGGCCGACTACGTACTACCTGGCTATCCACGACTCTGCGCCGAATGATGCTGGTGTCGGCGGAGAGCAGGATGCTACGTCTGACACCGCCTACGACCGGACGGCAATCACGTTCGGATCCGCGGCGGCCGATGGAGTCATCTCCAACACTGCTGCGCTGACCCATACACCAGCGGTTGCCGCCGCCGACTTCACGGTTACCTATGTTTCAATCTGGGACGATACTCTCACCAACGGTGGAAACTGTCTGTTCACTGCTGCACTGGCGGTGCCCCGGACAATCAACAACGGCAGCCCGCTCTCATTCGCCATCGGCGATATTAACGTCTCCCTGGATTAAGGAGGTTTCATCATGTCGTTCAAAAGTAGCACAGGTACTCGTGACGCCCTCCTGGCCGCGCTCAAGGTAGAGCTGGATGGTGGGCTGATTAAGATTTACGACGACGGCGCCGCAGAGCCTTCAAGCGCCAACGACGCCGTCCCTGGTGGGTCCACTCTGCTGGTCACCATCTCCAACAACTCTACCGGGACCGGGATCACTTTCGCCGCGCCGTCGAGTGGAATTATGCAGAAGACCGCATCCGAGACATGGTCAGGGGTCAATGCGTCCTCTGGTACCGCGGCTTGGTATCGGTTCATTGCTATCGGCGACACCGGGGCGCTGTCCACAACTGAGTGTCGAGTTCAGGGATCTGTCGGCATTCTCAACGCCGACTTGCTACTGGCCAGCACCTCACTGACTGCCACTGAGGAACAGCGGATTGACTATTACGCCATTGGCATGCCGAGTGCGTAATGGCTCAGTGTTTTTGGAATAACCATCTGTTGCAGGAAGAGGTGAATTGCGTTGTGTACTCCGCGATTAATTATACTTACGGACTGGCACTAACAGGACTTACAACTGTCCCGGTCGGGGAGATTGACGGCATTGTCTGGAGCACCCTCGCAGCGATTAATCCAAGCGCTGTTATCAGTTCGACCAGGTACGCCCCTGCCGGGCTAAGTGCTCCCGGAGTAGGGTATGCTTGTGGAGGGCGATACTACAGCACAGCAACATACTCGGAAATCGACAGTATTGATCTCGTCGCTCTTACCACGGCAAACGTCACTGCTACATTGAATGTCGCCAGAGGGGAGTCCGCGGGAGTACAATATTTCGAGGCTGGGTATGTGGCTGGCGGGCATGATAATGCAGCGTATCAGAATGAGATAGACGGGCTTTCGTTTGCCACTGAAGCTCAGCTCAATCCAGCAGCTACGTTATCCGTCAGTGCAACTGGTCTGGCCGGGGTGAGTTCGGTAAATGTTGGATATTTTTGTGGTGGTTCAACTGCGACATTAACGTATACAGACAACATAGATAGAATTACATTTTCAACCGAAGCAGTAAATACGATAAGTGCGAATATTGGAATAGCAAGACTTGGACTTGGTGGAACCAGGAGTTCGACGAACGGGTATCTTCTCGGAGGGTATTACAGTCCGACGAGGTCGAATTACATTGACAAGATAAGTTTTGCGACAGAAGCTGTAGGCGCGGCAGGGTGTACTCTAGCTACAACTCGCAGCAGCGGTGCAGCAGTGTACAACGATGACATAGGTATTATGATGGGCGGGCTTACAGGATCGTCCACAAAGTCTACGTCAATGGGGGGACTAGCATTTGCTACTGAAACAAGTTCAGTTCCTGCCGCTTCTTTATCTCTGGCGAGGTATAACATGACGGGTGTTCAGGGGGGAGCGGCATGAACGACGTATCTCAAGTCCTGTCCGAGTTCGACCGAAGGTTCTTCGCTATCCCCTTCGGCAACTCCGACTTTCAGAACCGCAAGTTCGTAATGGAAGCGCAGTACACCCCGGAACGGGCCTACCGCGCTCTGGGGCTGCGTCTCGCTGACCGGCTTAACGCCCTGAACGAAGCGCGGTTCAATCTGCAACGGCGGGAAGTGGATATCGAGGAACTTCAGGAGAAACTCGCCGGGGAGATACCGGACAAATTCACCCGCCGCCGGCTGGAGATCGATCTTGCCGAGAAACAATCCACGGCCAACTACACTACTAAGATGGTGAGCGACGCCCTGGCCGAAGTAGCTACACTCTGGGGCGAGATTCAGAAATTCCCTGAGTTTACCCGGGAGCAATTCGAGGCAGCCGAGCAACAGCACTTCGAGATCCGGCTCAAGCGGCAGGTGCAAGGCGTCACCGGCGCCATCGATTCCCTTGACCTGATCACCAAGAACAATGGGGAGTTCTCCAAAATGCTGGAACATACCAAGACCGTACTGCTTGAGGACAAGGGGCTGTGACATGGGGATCACCCCCGACGGCGACCGGAGCAAAAAATGGCTCTGGCTTGCGCGAAAGAAGCTCGCTCAACTCAGGGAGTCAGGCAACCTGGCCACGGCCCTCAAGGCCAACGGGTTCACCATCTCAGTAAAGGACAACGACGGGCTCGACGGGGGGAGGATCACCGCCCCGATGGGTATGGTGGTGCTGGCATCAAACGCGGATGGGGTACGGGTCATGGTTGCTGACAACTGGCAGGGCGGATTCGACTCCAGGCAAGATTATA